CAGTCGGCACAGTCAGGGTTTGGCCAACTACCGTCAATGCACTGGACCTGTTGAGGGGCGGCAGCCTTGCGCACGTCGTAGATGGCGGCGTCCGCAAGTTGTTGGGTGAGCTCGGCAGCCCTGTCGAGATCGTCGGCCTCTTGTGACATTACGAACCCTTTGAGTCAAGCTCGATCAGGAGATCGATGTAATGCTTGGCCTTCTCAAGGTCCTTCACACCGTTTTTGGATCTCCAGCGAGAAACATATTTCACGACATTTCCTTCGAAGTACCCAAGCCCATTTGCGTGGATGTACTCGACAGGTTGGATCTTCATGTTCTTGTAGTGCGACCCGGCCACTTGCACGTCCAAGGCTCGGATAGCCTCTGGAGGCGGACAGGCAGTCGTCCCACGAAGTACTGGGTACTTCGGATCTTCTTTCGTTTCGTTTTCCATACTTTTTTCTTCTTGTTGTTTTAGTATGTTGAAAGGGCCGCAGGCCCTTGAGTTAACCTGCTGAGGCTTCGAGCACCTTTCGCTCAGCAGGGATGTCCCGGTTCACAGCGCGATCAGAATCGAACTGCATTCCGTTGTATCGCTTGAGCAGCTTCTCCACATTGGTGATGAGCACCTTTCCTGTGTCCTCTTCTTCAAGCAGGCCCACAGGAATCGTCACCGTCAGCATGGCGCTGGCCTCAGCAATCAGGCGGGACGTTGGCATTGTTGGGGCCTTGCCGTACCCAACCCAGCGCTTGGCCAGATCAAGCCATTCAGTGTGCATCTCAGTGAGGTTGACAGTGGAAGTCTGCTTGGAGAGCTCATCCATGATCTCGCCGTAAGCCTTGTCAGCCTCAGCATGGTTGATGGGGCTGAGATCGTTGAGCACCTGCTCCAAGGCCTCCCTGTAGAACGTCAGGTCCCCGACCTCTTCAACAGCGTTGACGCGGTCGGTTGCGGTCAGGTATTCGTGGCTCTCGGTGACAAGGCCCAGAACAGCGTGGGTGAAGTCCTTGGACAGGTCGCCGGTGCGGTTGTACAGGGCTCGAACGAATCCTGAGTAACCTACGGTGTCGAGCACTTGTTGTGCGGTTTGTGTCATTTTTGCTTCCTTCTTTGGATTTCTTGATGTACGGAAAACGCGATGTCGAGATCGTCTGTAATCGCATCGCTCATCCAGCGCAGGTAGGGCGCGGGGAGCTCGTCCCATGTCTTGCCAGCATGTTTGCCAATGGGCACAGTGGTCAGCAGGTACGGCGTTTTGGACGCCAGCGTCAGGTCATCAAGGTCCAACCCTGTACGCTCAGAGATGTGCTTGACAAGGTGGTAGGCTGTCGTGCAGTCGCTGAGCACGCGGTGAGCGTTGGTGGGTCGCGGCAGGTTCAACGCGTAACTCATGGAGCCAAGCTTGGCGTTATCCATATCGCTGTAGAGACGCCTCGACCACAACAACGTACACAGCAAGCCCTGCACGTTAAAGTAGTCCTTGACGAACCTGAAATCAAACGAAACTTTGTGGCCAATGAGGACGCATTCATCAGTGAACTTATGGCCGTAACACGATGGGTTGTCCTCGCTGAAATACTCTTCAATGGTTGGAGCGTCTTTCAGGTCATCCAATGTCAAGCCGTGAACGGCGCTGGCTGCAGGGGCGATCATGCACTGCGGGTCAAGCAGGGTTTCGAATTGGTTGAGGATGTTGAAGTCCTTGTCAATCTCAAGCCATCCGATCTCGACACAGCGGTCGTTATCGGTCAGCCCGCTGGTTTCGGTGTCTAACACGAGGTAGCGCATAGGGCCTCCGTTGTGAGTTTGTTACTCAACTTGGTTTTAAAGGGGGCCCTGTCACGGGCCCCCGTTACATCAGATTTTTGCCGGCAGGTTGCTAGCAATCCGCAATTTAGTCCAAGAATTTTTTCCCTTAGATGCGTCTTCTCGGATGAAATAAAACTGGAACGGCGACGCAGGCAGCTCATGCCCAGGCAGGCCCATCTCAACACAACGTGCCTTCGCCTCGAGTTGACTCTGGTACGACTTGAAGGCCGGGATCGACGACGAGCTCAGGGTGATCTGAATAATCTCGTTAAACTCTGGCTCATCTTCGCACCCAAGAACTGCACACTGTGTGTCAATAAACTCTCTCTTGGTAGCCTTATCGAAATCCTCAGTGTCCCGCAGGTGATCCAGATAGTCCGAGACTGCTTTACCTTCCCAGGACTTCATGTCCTCCCCAAGAATGTGATCGATTGTCTGACCGTCCTTGGAGTAGGCCACGTAGTTCGAGCTGGACGCCCCGTCCTCGCCGGGTGAGATTTCAAAATGGCGAGACCAGGCCATCAAGTGGACCTTGACCCAACGCCCAAGTTTCATCTTTTCACCGTTCATCTCTTTGATTACCCCATCCTTCGCCTTGAAGGTGCGGAAGTTTCCGTAGGAGAGGTCCGCCGCATCCTGCATATCCGCGACTTCCTTTTTAAAGCTCTTCGCGAGCTTCGCAGCATCGTTGGTGCTCAAGCTACTCGTGGCAGCCTTGGCGATTGCCGTGGTGGCAGAGACTGCAGCGTCTGCAGCAGGTGCTGGTGCGGGGGTCGGTTCGGGACGATCAATGACAGATGTATTCATGTCGGGTTCCTGTTCAAAAGAAGTTGTGGTTGTGGTTTCAGTTGTTGTAGATTTTTTCAAAGCCATGGTAATTACCTCTTACAGTTTCAGTTAACAAAAATGCTTTCTCGACCTACTTGGTCTTGAATAGCTCAACTCCTTCCGCCATCAACCTTTCCAGGCTGAAGCGGAAGATGCGGGACTGCCCATTGGTTCGCAATGGACTGTCCACACATGCCTTGTCAAGGATTGGGGGAAAGGTCCCCATTGCCTTGACGAATGCCTCTGGGCTGGCGTAGTAGGGGGTGAACCCCTTGCGCCGCGCCCATCCGTAATACTTGACAAAACACTCTCGCATCAGGACTTCCATGTACCCGTCCTTAACGATGTAGTCGTACCCCTCACGGATAGTCATTTCCGGATCGGTGATGTCGCTGCGACTGATGAGCGACATGTCGTTGAACATCTTGGCGGCCTCACTTTGGGCAGAGCAGTTGATGTCTGCCTTGTGCTCGTGAATGGCTGCCTTGAGCCTCTCGATGTCACTCTTGAGAGCGTCACCGAACACCAGTTCAAGTGTGGACCCCAGAAAGTTCAACCCCTCCAACACAATCGCCAGGTTGTAGACCTGACGATCGTGAACTGCCGGAGGGAACGCCTTGCGCAGCATGTCCCTGATTGGGGTCAGGGCAGCCTTGCGGCTCTCGGGTGTCTCGTTGAAGGATGCTGTCAGCAGCAGGCGCCCAAGCTGGGCCATCTTTTCCGGCTCCGCTGTGGCTCTCGCCCACGGCTCCGTGAATCTGGCGTGCTCGCCATTGCTGAAGGCCACCGGCAGACTGCGCTGCACGATCGCGGTCTGCATCTCCTGCGCTTCAGCAAGGTAGCAGATCGGGCTCGAAAACGAATACTCGGTGATGTCCCGAAACGTCGCCGTTGCTGAGGAGTTGCCCATCGCACCTGATGCGCCCTTGCCCTGGTTGTAGGCCAGCCTGAACACCTGCATCAGGAAGTCCGAGCGCACCGGGCCCATCTCTGTCGGCTTGTACTCGTCAAGGATGAGCGGGATGCTGCAGCTGCCTGTGAAGGCCGCCTTCAGGGCGAAGGCAGTCGTCACCGTTCCGCAGGACATCATCTTTGGCTCGACCGCCATGTAGTTCAGACGGGCCAACAGCAACGATGTTTGGGTCTTGCCGCTTCCCGCCGGCCCTGTTGGGTGCAGCAGCGGGAACTGGTTAAAGGCCTCATGGTAGAACTGCTTGTGGAACGTCGAGACGAACCACCCAAACATCTGCGCAAGCACTGTTGGGGTGTTCATGGAGAGCACCGCCTTGAGCCACTCTATGTTCTCTGGTGTGTTCGTCATTGGGGCGCAGCGGTGAACGTCAGCCTTGAACACAGCATCCTTTGCGACCGCTGGTTGGTAGGTGTACTGCACGTCTGTGGACGTTGCGACGACCTTGTCTGGCGCCACCCAAACAACCTCACGCTTGATGGTCCCCTTAACCTTTGGGTTCTGGACAACGTCCAGACCTTCTTTGTGTAAGGCGTAAATCACGTCTTGCCTCTTTTCTGCATTTGAATTCAAGATGAGTTTCACGCCTCCCGCCTGGGTGTCAGTGCCTGAGAAAAGCCCGCCGAAACGGGACACCTCAGTAGCCAGAGAGTTGCGGGACATGAAAGCCTTGTCCGACAAGG